AATTTGTTGAAGAATTATTGAGTAAAAAATCATTATTATTAATACCAGTATTATTAACAGCAACTTTATTTATAACAGACAAAGTGATGAAAAATAATAATAAAAAATATGAAGAAAATTTAAAATTGTTATCAAAAGATGATTTTAAAAAAAAAAAAATTAATATAATAGAACATTGGAAAAACAAAAAAAATAGAAAACAAGAGTTAAACAGTTATTTTGATATGAGAAATATTCATGAAAACATGAAAGGACAATCAGGAAATGAATTAGAGATAATAAATAAATCAAATAAAATAATGAAAAATATTTTTAAAATAACGTTAGTTGATAAATCAAATTATTGTTTATATGTAGGTGATGGAGTTTTTATAACAACTTATCATTTGTTTTCATTGAGTGAAGGAGATAGGTATATTAATATTACTAATGGATGTGATGTTAATATTAATTCAATATTAAAAATAATAAGTTTTAGTAGGGATTATGACTTGATTAGTTTTACAATAGATTTTGATAACAAAATGCACAAGTTATTTTATAATAATATACCTAAAATATCAAGTTTTTTTATAACTGATGAATTTTTAAGTAGTAATTTAAAACAAAATGGAATAATAATTGATAATGGAGTTAAAAATATATACAATTTAGAATACATTGAAAATAAGAATTATAGTATTGATGGAACTCAATTTAATATAAGATTAGGATATAAATACATTTATAATAATAGATTTGGAATGTGTGGTTTACCAATAATAGGGATAATTAATGAACAATTAAAAATTTTAGGATTACACTGTGCTGGTAATGAAAGTAACTTGTGTTATGCAAATTTTGTTACACTAGGTTTTCTTAATAAGAGTATGAGAAGAGATATAAATGGAGAATTTTTTGTAAGAGAAGAAGTTTATAATACTACAAGTGAAAAAATTCCTGAAATAGATAAAATTTTACAACAATATGACGGTATAGAAGAAAAAGAAAATAGATTTGAAATAATAGATAGAAATTTAAAAGTAAACAGTTTAACTAAAAGTTATTTAATTCATACTCCAATTCATGATGATATACCAGATACTGGTTTTGAACCAGCAAGATTGAGTCCTTTTGTAAAAGACGGAGTTAAAATATCTCCTTATGATTTAGCTTTGGAAAAGAGAAAAGAAGGAAGTAGAAGTTATAATAAACAAATAAGAAATGGAGCTTTACATATTATGAGCATGAGAGTAAAAGAAGCAATTGTAATTGGTAAGATGATAAACAATTGTAATGATAATGTTTTAACTTGTAATATCGAAAGTTGTTTGAATCCTAAATTGAATGGTTTTTATCATATGGAACCATTTGATGCTTCAACTTCAGCAGGACATAATTTGACAGGAAAAAAATGTGATTATTTATTTTTTGACGGTGAAAAATGGAGAGCAAAACCAATTATTTATAATTTAGTAGCAGAAGTTTTTGAATTTTTAAGTAAGGATAATATTGATTGGAATGATGTTAAGTCAATAGAATTTGTTAAAAAAAATTTTGTATTAAATGATTGGTTAAAAGATGAACAAAGATTAAGAGAAAAAGTTGAAGAAGGTAAGACGAGAATTTTTTCTGCTGTAAACTTAGTTTATTTTATTGTTTTTAGAATGACACATATGGGTTTTTTAAATCATTTTGCAGCAGGAG